GTGAACCTCCCACAAGACGGCATCAAATTACATCGCGGGAACTTCACCGCTATCGGCCAGCAGATCCAGCCTTATCTGGAGGACGGAAAATGCTTTCGCATGGTGCTTAAACCGTGGCGCGAGAGACGCAGTCTTTCCCAGAATGCACTTAGCCACATGTGGTACAGCGAAATCAGTGAATACCTCATAAGCAGGGGGAAATCGTTCGCTACTGCAGCATGGGTAAAAGATGCTCTCAAACACACATACCTCGGTTATGAAACCAAAGAACTGGTTGATGTCATAACCGGTGAAATCACCACTATTCAGTCGTTACGCCATACCTCCGACCTCGATACCGGAGAGATGTATGTCTTCCTGTGTAAGGTTGAAGCCTGGGCGATGAATATTGGCTGCCACCTGACTATTCCGCAGAGCTGCGAGTTCCAGCTGCTGCGTGATAAGCAGGAGGCGTAATGGCTACACCGCTTATTCGTGTCATGAACGGACACATCTACAAAGTACCAAATCGTCGTAAGCGTAAGCCTGAGCTGAAACCATCCGAAATACCAACACTGCTCGGATATACCGCCAGCCTGGTTGATAAAAAATGGTTGCGACTGGCAGCAAGGAGGAATCATGGCTGATTTGAGAAAAGCAGCGCGTGGTCGGGAATGCCAGGTAAGAATCCCTGGCATATGTAATGGCAATCCTGAAACGTCTGTACTGGCACATATCCGGCTGGCTGGATTGTGCGGTACCGGTATCAAACCGCCAGACCTGATTGCCACCATTGCATGTTCTGCCTGCCACGACGAAATCGACCGCCGCACACATTTTGTCGATGCTGAGTATGCAAAAGAATGCGCGCTGGAAGGTATGGCGAGAACGCAGGTTATCTGGCTGAAAGAGGGGGTAATTAAGGCGTGAATACCTACAATATCACATTACCCTGGCCGCCGGGCAATAATCGCTATTACCGCCATAATCGCGGGCGCACGCACATCAGCGCAGAGGGGCAGGCATACCGCGAAAACGTCGCCCGAATCATTAAAAACGCAATGCTGGATATCGGCCTGGCTATTCCTGTGAAAATCCGCATTGAGTGTCACATGCCGGATCGCCGTCGCCGTGACCTGGATAATCTACAAAAGGCCGCTTTTGACGCACTCACCAAAGCAGGTTTCTGGTTGGATGATGCTCAGGTCGTTGATTACCGCGTTGTGAAGATGCCGGTTGTCAAAGGTGGAAAGCTGGAACTGACCATCACTGAACAGGGAGATGAATGATGTTTGAGTTTTATATGGCAGAGCTTCTTCGCCACTGCTGGATGCGCCTGCGCTTATATCGTTTCCCCGGTTCTGTTTTGACCGATTACCGAATACTGAGGAATTACGCCAAAACACTGAAAGGAGCTGCCGCATGAATACCCAATATTTACAGTATGTCCGCGAGCAACTCATGGTGGCTACCGCTGATTTGAGCGGAGCAACGAAAGGCCAGTTTGAAGCCTGGCTGGAGCATGCACAATTTGATACTGGTACATACAAACGAAAGAAGCCGCGCATTCTGGATGTGGTAACTGGCAAGATGATTACGCTGGATAATCCGCCGATTTCCGGTAAACAGTCGTACGCAAAAGGTTCATCTGTCGCCCTGGTCAGTTTGGTCGAGTTTTCAACCTCTTCGTGGCGGCGTGCGATTTTGTCTCTCGATGAACATCAGAAAGCGTGGTTGCTGTGGAGTTACAGTGAAAATATTCGCTGGGAGCATCAGGTTGCCATAACGCAGTGGGCATGGAGCGAGTTTAAGGCGCTGTTAGGTACAAGAAAAATTGCCAGTAAGACACTGGAACGCTTAAAGAAGTTGATCTGGCTGGCGGCACAGGATGTGAAGAACGAGCTGGCAGGGCGTAAGACCTATGAATACCAGGAGCTGGCATTACTGGTGGGAGTGACATCAAAAAACTGGTCTGAGACATTTACTGAACGCTGGGTTGCAATGAAGCACATTTTTCTACAGCTTGATAGCCAAGCTTTATTGCTTTTAACGAAAACACGTTCAAAGCAAAAGGCGACATTTTCACAGCAAAGTATTGCAAAACTGGATTAAAAGGCATATATTTCATGTAAATCTGATATTCTGTCAATGGTGTACGCACTGGCAGTAATCCAAATTCAAGCCCGAGGTTTAAAGCCTTGGGCTTTTCTGTTTCTGGACGGTGAGTAACCTTCCAACCTACCCCAGCCAGGGTGTCTTCAGCTGTTGAGTTGATATTGCTTAACCCTCTGTTGCCAGCTACATGCTGGCTTTTTTATTCCAGGCTTGCGGGGAGCATCAACTCCGTGCTTTGTCGTTAAATTACCCCGTGAGCCTAATTTCTGACATTTAACGTCCCGGCCTTTTGTCGGCGGCGAAACATTGGCTATTCATATGCACGAAAAAGAGAGCCTTGCCGGAGCGTTCTGGCTCGTTTTGCTGATCATCGCAGGTTGGGGCGGTCTGGTCCGCTACCTGATAGATGTGAAGCAGAGTAAAGCAACGTGGAGCTGGATAAATGCTCTGGCTCAGATAGTGGTATCGGGATTCACCGGTGTTATTGGTGGCCTGATCAGTATCGAAAGTGGATTCAGCATTTACATGATTCTCGCGACGGCGGGGATTAGTGGTGCGATGGGTTCGGTTGCACTGACGTACTTCTGGGAACGACTGACAGGGGTGAAAAATGCAAAATCTTAATCCTCAGCGTAAAGCTTTCCTCGATATGTTGGCGTGGTCAGAAGGAACGGATAACAGCAGACAGCCAACCCGCAATCACGGCTACGACGTTATTGTAGGTGGTGAGCTATTCACGGATTACTCCGATCATCCTCGCAAACTTGTCACGCTAAACCCGCAACTTAAATCAACCGCAGCTGGACGTTACCAGCTTCTTTCCCGTTGGTGGGATGCCTACCGCAAGCAGCTTGGCCTGAAAGACTTCTCTCCGAAAAGCCAGGACGCTGTTGCACTGCAGCAGATTAAGGAGCGTGGCGCTTTACCGATGATTGATCGCGGTGATATCCGTCAGGCTATCGATCGTTGCAGTAATATATGGGCTTCACTGCCGGGCGCTGGTTATGGTCAGTTCGAGCATAAAGTTGACAGCCTGATTGCAAAATTCAAAGAAGCAGGCGGAACGGTCAGTGAGATTGAGGTATGAGCAGAGTAACTGCGATTATCTCCGCTCTGGTTATTTGTATCATCGCCTGCCTGTCATGGGCTGTTAATCATTACCGTGATAACGCCATCGTCTACAAAGAACAGCGCGATAAGGCCGCATCCATTATCGCTGACATGCAGAAACGTCAACGTAATGTAGCTGAACTCGATGCCAGATATACAAAGGAGCTTGCTGATGCTAACGCGACTATCGAAAGTCTCCGTGATGATGTTTCTGCTGGTCGTAAGCGCCTGCAAGTCGCCGCCACCTGTGCAAAGTCAACGACCGGAGCCAGCAGCATGGGCGATGGAGAAAGCCCAAGACTTACAGCAGATGCTGAACTCAATTATTACCGTCTCAGAAGTGGAATCGACAGGATAACCGCGCAGGTTAACTACCTGCAGGAGTACATCAGGACGCAATGCCTGAAATAATTTTTTTGCAAATCACAAAGTCAATTTAATGAGCCTCGCGATGCGGGGCTTTTTGCAATAAATGCGTACCGCAACGCATGTTTTTTACACCGAACCTGCCCCTTTGGAATGGGCCTTTGAGGATACCAGTTAGTGCTGGCGAGCCTCGGTGGGCTGGTTTCCTGTGCGGCAAAGGTTCATTTCAAAGAGTAGGTACACGCTATGAAATCATTAACCCTCTTCAATCAACCAATTCGTATCGGTGAAGATGGCATGATCTGCCTCACTGATATGTGGAAAGCCAGTGGTAAAAGTGAATCTGAATCTCCGTACCACTACCTGCGAAACAAGCAGACCAAAGAGTTCTTAGCCGAGCTGGAGAAAAACCACGAATCTGTGGTTTTTACTGAGCGCGGTGTACACGGTGGAACATATGGCGGGAAGTTTGTTGCTTATGATTATGCAGCATGGCTAAACCCCGGATTTAAATATGCAGCCTATAAAGTCCTGGATGACTACTTCACCGGAGAACTTCAGCATCGTAACAGCTTAAGTGCGCAGCTCAATATGAAGTGTCATGAGTTTGATCAGAAAAAAGATATGGCGAGCTTCTGTGGACAAGGGCTGGCGGCATGGCGCTATACGAAGCCAGTGTTGGTCGCTGAGATTAACTCCCTGGCTAACCAGCTGCAGATAACGATCCCCGGGCTTCCGGGATGAGTGATCGTGTCATTGAATGCGCCTCCAGAGCGGGGCGCGACTTCTCAGAGTTCATGAAAGGCGAGAAGGGCATGATGGAAGCATTGGCCTCGGTGGATGAGTTTGGCGAGCAGCTGCGCCTCAACGGCTGTGTCAATCATCACTTTGTTAGCTACATGATGCGGAACTCGATCATGCAGGCATTCATGGACATGGCAAAAGCCGAGAGGAAAGAAGAGCGCCGGCGTAAGCGAGCGGAAGCAAAAGCGAAGTAGCCATTACAAAGCCCATCTACTGGTGGGCTTGATAATGGCTTATACCCTACACGGGATAACTTAACTGATATCCCTTTTAACGGATAAACGGAGCCAACAATGGCAGAGATTATTCCCATGACTGAAGAACAGAAATTCCAGCTAGAGATTTACAAACTGGTCATGAACCAGAACGCAGCCGCAGAGGAAGCATTTCAGTTCATTGGCACTGACGAGCTGAAGCTTGAGCTATTCAAAATTCACTTCCAGTCAGGCGGCGCTAATTCAGATATCACGACCCGCACTATCGAAGCGGTGCGTAAATCGAAGGAAGCGTTAGACCTGTTCACCACCGGAGCATAAACATGGCGCGCCCAACAAAGTATCAAGAGGCGTATGCCGAACAGGCACGCAAACTGTGCTTGCTGGGCTACACCGATGCAGAACTTGCTGATTTCTTTGAAGTCAGTGAGTCAACTATTAACAAGTGGAAGCTTGATTATCCTAAGTTTTCGGAGTCCATAAAAAAGGGTAAGGCCGTCGCTGATGCAGAAGTTAGTGATCGTCTTTATCAACGCGCTATGGGCTTCGTGGCTCCAGATATCGATATTCGTGTTATTGAAAACAGAATTGTCGAAACTCCGCTTGAGAAGCATTACCCGCCTGATACAACCGCTGCCATCTTCTGGCTTAAGAACCGACAGAAGGATAAATGGCGCGACAAGGTTGATCACGAGCTAACAGGCAAAGACGGCGGCGCAATTCAGATTGAAACATCACCGATGAGCACTCTATTCGGAAAATGACCTCGATTAATCCTATCTTTGAACCGTTCATTGAGGCGCATCGCTACAAAGTTGCCAAAGGCGGTCGAGGTAGCGGTAAGTCATGGGCAATTGCGAGGCTGCTTGTTGAAGCGGCGCGTCGGCAGCCTGTGCGTATTCTCTGCGCTCGTGAACTGCAAAACAGTATCAGCGATTCGGTAATCCGGTTGCTTGAAGATACCATCGAGCGTGAAGGGTATTCGGCTGAGTTTGAAATTCAGCGTTCAATGATTCGTCATCTCGGAACGAATGCTGAATTCATGTTCTACGGCATCAAAAACAACCCGACGAAGATTAAATCGCTCGAAGGTATTGATATCTGCTGGGTGGAAGAAGCGGAGGCGGTAACGAAGGAATCATGGGATATCCTGATACCAACCATCCGTAAGCCGTTCTCTGAAATATGGGTGAGCTTTAACCCGAAGAACATCCTCGACGATACCTATCAGCGATTCGTCGTAAATCCTCCTGATGATATTTGTCTGCTGACGGTGAACTACACCGACAACCCGCACTTTCCTGAAGTTCTCCGTCTGGAGATGGAAGAGTGTAAACGCAGAAACCCGACACTGTATCGTCACATCTGGCTTGGTGAGCCAGTAAGCGCAAGTGATATGGCAATCATCAAACGTGAATGGCTTGAAGCCGCAACCGATGCGCACAAGAAACTCGGATGGAAAGCGAAAGGCGCTGTTGTCTCTGCGCATGACCCGTCAGATACAGGGCCGGATGCTAAAGGTTATGCATCGCGTCACGGTTCGGTTGTTAAGCGCATTGCCGAAGGTCTGCTGATGGACATCAATGAAGGTGCTGACTGGGCAACTTCGCTGGCGATTGAAGACGGTGCTGACCATTACCTGTGGGATGGTGATGGTGTTGGTGCCGGGCTACGCAGACAGACAACGGAAGCGTTCTCCGGCAAGAAAATCACCGCCACGATGTTCAAGGGCAGCGAATCGCCATTCGATGAAGATGCTCCGTATCAGGCCGGAGCATGGGCTGATGAAGTCGTACAGGGCGACAACGTTCGCACTATTGGCGATGTATTCCGCAATAAGCGAGCGCAATTCTATTACGCGCTGGCTGACAGGCTGTATCTGACATATCGGGCGGTTGCCCACGGTGAGTATGCAGACCCCGACGACATGCTGAGTTTCGACAAAGAAGCGATAGGCGAGAAGATGCTGGAGAAGCTGTTTGCAGAACTGACGCAGATTCAGCGCAAATTCAATAACAACGGGAAGCTGGAGCTTATGACTAAGGTCGAAATGAAGCAGAAGCTCGGTATTCCATCTCCTAACCTGGCTGATGCGCTGATGATGTGTATGCATTGCCCGGAGTCGGCTGCGCAAACCGACTATTCCAGTTACTCAATTCCTTGTGGTGTAGGTTGATATGGCAGAAAAAAAGATGACTGACTGGCATCGCAAGGTGCTGTGCAACTTTGATAATGCCTGGTCAGCAACGCAGGATATGCGTGAGCAGATTATTGAGGCTCAACGTTTCGTACGGGTGTCCGGCGCACAGTGGGAAGGCAGCACAAACGCTGGTTACTCATTTGATGAAGGCAGGTTTGAGCATTACCCGCGCTTTGAACTGAATAAGATTGCCCGTGAATGTGATCGCATCATTGGCGAGTATCGACAGAATCGCATAAGCGTTAAATTCAGGCCGAAGGACGATAAGGCATCGGAAGCGTTAGCCGAAAAGATGAACGGCAAATTCCGCGCTGACTATCAGGAAACATCCGGTGGCGAAGCGTGTGATAACGCATTTGATGATGCTGTAACGGGCGGATTCGGTTGTTTCCGCATGTGTGCCGATTACGAAGATGAAATGGATCCGAGTAACGAGCAGCGACGCATCAGTCTTCTTCCTGTTTACGACCCAGCGACATGCGTCTTCTTCGATCAGGACAGCAAGCAATATGACCGCTCTGATGCTATGTGGGCTATGGAAATGTTCTCCATGACGCCTAAAGCGTTCGAGGCTGAATACCCTGATTCCATCGCGGCAAGCCTTTCTCGTGATGACACTGGCACTCAATATGACTGGTCAACGCCCGATGCCATCTATGTTGGACGCTACTACGAAGTTCGCATAGAGAAGGTGAAGCTCACGGCGTGGCGCAACCCTGTTAGCGGAGAAACGGCAATCTATGATGAAGAGCAAATCAAAGATATTGTCGACGAGCTGACCGATGGTGCATTCGAACTGATTGGCGAGCGAACGGTGAAGAAGCGCCGCGTTTATTGCGGTCTTCTGTCTGGCGCTGAATGGCTGGAAGAACCGAAGCGTATTCCGGGTGAACATATTCCTCTCATCCCGGTATATGGGCGTCGCTCATTTGTTGATAATCAGGAGCGAATCGAAGGCCACGCTGCAAAAGCGATGGATGCACAGCGTCTTGAGAACCTGATGGTTTCCATGATTGCAGATAACGCTACTCAGGCTGGCGGTGATGGCATTCCTATCGTGGATGTTGATTTCATTCCCGGTCCATTAATGAATCACTGGGCAGAGAGGAATAAGAAAAGACCTGCAGTTCTTCCCATGACCAGCAAGAAGGACAAAAACGGAACGGTCATTTCAGAGGCTCAGGTTGCTGGCTGGACACCTCCGACACAAATGCCTCCAGCTCTTGCCGGGCTATTGCAGTACACCGGAACGGCTATTCAGCAAATTACAGGTGCGTCGCAGCTTGAGAACATGCCGAGCAACGTCGCCACCGATACCGTTGATAGCATTTTTAACCGGATGGACACGCAGTCCTATATCTACATGGACAACATGGCTAAATCCATGCGCCGCGCTGGCGTTGTGTGGCTTTCTATGGCGCGTGAGGTCTATGGCAGTGATACGCCGATGCGTATCGTTAATGAGGACGGCAGCGATGACGTGGCGCTGATGACTGGTGAAGTGGTTGACCGTCAGACAGGGCAGGTTATCGCGCTTAACGACCTTTCGCAGGGTAACTATGAAGTGACTGTCGATGTCGGTCAGTCGTTCGCTACTCGCCGTGATGCAACGGTTAAGTCGTTACTTTCCATGCTGGCACTTATCCCACCAGGAACGCCGAAGCACGACCTTGTATCGTCGATGATTCTCGACAATATGGACGGCGAAGGGATGGACGACCTGAAAGAATACAACCGCAATCAGTTGCTTCTGTCTGGCGTTATCAAGCCGAGAACGCCTGAAGAACAGCAGATGGTTGAACAGGCGAAACAACAACAGGCCAGTCAGCCAGATCCGGCTATGGTTGCAGCGCAAGGTCAGCTTCTTGCTGGTCAGGCTGAATTGCAGAAAGCGCAGAACGAACAGGCAGCCATTCAGGTTAAAGCATTCCAGGCACAGACTGATGCTCAGGTTGCAGCGGCAAATGTTGTGAAAATACTCGCATCTGCCGATAGTCAGCAGAAATCTGATATCCGCGAGGCTCTGAAACTGCTCGGACAGTTCCAGCAACAGCAAGGAGATAATGCCCGTGCTGATGCAGAGCTTGTCCTGAAAAGTCAGGCACAGGGCCATGCGCAGCGCATGGACATCAGCAGCATCCTGCAAAAATCAACTCAGTAACAACCACAGCAGTAATTAACCCATAACGTGCAATGGCTGTCTTTATGAGGCCTGGCACCCTATTGCCTTCCGATGGGCTGAACATCGAGTAAACAGGGGTAACAAATGGACCAGATGGCAGAAAACACACCAGAAGTTGAAATCGAAACCGACGCGTCAGAGCAGATTCCTGATGATGTCGAACTGGCTGAAGAAGTCGAAACAGAAGATGGCAGTGAGTCCTCCGGCAATGATGCAGAGGAAGCTACTGAAACTGATGACGACGAATCAGAACAGGAATTCTACTTTGGTGACGAAAAGCTGGATTCGCCAACCAGCGAAGATGGCGCAGAGCATGGACTGGTAAAACACCTGCGCAAGACGATTAAAGAGAAAGACCGCGAGCTGAAAGAGCTGATGCGTCAGTCTCAGAAACCCGTCGAGCAGCAGCCGGTAATCACTCAACCACCGCGAATGCCAAAACTGGACGATGAGGACATCGGTTTCGATGAAGAAATCTACCAGCAACGCATGGCTAAGTGGGCAGAGGATAACGGCAAGTACCAGCAACAGGAGATGGCTCGCAAGCAGAAGGAGCAGGAGCTTCAGGCTGCCTATCAAGAGCGATTATCCAAATATCAGCAACGTGTTAAGGCTCTCAAAGTTCCTGGCTATCAGGAAGCTGAGCAGGCCGTACTCGAGGAAATCCCCATCGAGACACAAAACGCGATCCTGTTTGAGTCAGAGAAGCCGGAAATCGTTGTTCTGGCACTAGGTCGCAACGCTGAACTGCGCAAGCAACTGGCAGAAGCTACCAACCCCGTAGCAATTGGTCGTCTGCTGGAACGTATCGAATCGAAAGCCAGAATCATGCCAAAAGCAAAAACCACGGCAGCCACAACCCCGACAGTTAAGGGGAGCAACGGCGCAGTAATCAACAACCTCGACAAATTGAAAGCCAGGGCGCTGGAAACTGGTGACTGGACGCCGTATTTCGCCGCTAAAAAGGCAAAAAAATAACCTATCGGAGCATTAAGCATGGCTAACCAATTAGCAAAAGACCTTGAAATCATGTTCGAAAACTACGTTGAAGGCTTTGAGGCCGCCTGCGTAGTTTCCCGTAACGCTAAAAAATTCCGTCCCGGTGATACCGCAATGCAGCGAGCAGGTGATGTTCTGTATCGTCCGCAGCATTACCACATGAACATTGAGGAAGGCCTCGATCTCAGCAGCAAAACGCCAACAGCACTGGTTCAGCGCCTTGTTCCTTCTGTGTTCAAGGAGCCGAAAAACATTCTGTACACTCTGGATGCGCGTGAAATGCGTGACCCGGAACATAAAACTGAAGCTGGTCGAGCCGCAGGTATGCGCCTTGCTGCACAGATTGACTCTGACCTGATTTCCATGGTTACGCAGCGTGCTACTAACGTGATCACGATGGCTGACTCAACCACAGGTACACAGGGCCGTGATTTGTGGAACTGTGCGGCAGGTATTGATGCCACCATGACGGCGATAGGTGTACCGCAGGGTATCAACCGTCGCTCTTTCTGGAACCCCTTCAACTACAAAGACCTTGCTGGCGAGCTTGGTCACCGTGCCTATGCTCAGGGCGCAACCCTGACAGCATACGAAAAAGCGCAGATCCCTCCGGTTGCTTCCTTTGATAGCTACAAGACCGATATTTCTGGTCGATTACCGAAAGGAAGCACTGAATCCTTGACAGTATCAGGCCAACCTGAACACAAGGTTGAAGCGAAAGATTCAAATGGTATGCCAGTTGATAACCGACAGGGGACTATTACGGTATCTGCATCTGGCTTGCAGGTTGGTGATGCGTTCACCATTGCCGGTGTGAATTCCGTACACCAGATCACAAAAGATACCACCGGTCAACCGCAGGTATTCCGTGTTCTGGCTGTTAGCGGAACTACCGTAACAATTTCTCCAAAGATTCTCCCTGTTGAAAATACTGATGTTGCGAGTCGTCCATATGCAAACGTCGATGCCAAACCGGCAGAATCAGCAGCAATCACCATTCTCAACAAGAACGCAGCACCGGCTAACCTGTTCTGGGCTGATGGTTCTGTTGAACTGATGTACGGCAAACTGGCATTCCCGACTGGTCAGGGGCCACAGGTAATGACAGCAACCACCGAGCAGGGCGCTACGCTGATCATGTCTTACGCCTTCGACCACATCAAAGGCGTAACCACTGCTCGTTTCACCACTCTGTACGGTTGCTCTGTACTTGTTCCTGAATATACGGGCATCGTTATTGCCGGGCAGTAATTTAGGTGGGGCTACGGCCCCATTTTTATTGGGAGAAGACAATGGCACGAACAATGCTCTATAAGCCTGGCAACATGATCACCTGTGGTCAGTTTGCTGTCGATTACATCATTGTTGATGACGAAGAAGTTAAATCTCACCTGAAAAAAGGCTGGGTAAAAACTCCTGAAGAAACCGCAACGAAGCATAAAGTGGCTAAGGCGGAAGAAGATGGCGAAAACGAAGGGTGATCTCGTTCTTAAGGCTTTACGAAAAGCCGGGCTGTATTCCAATGCCACGTTGACAGATGCTGACCCTCAGGCAATTGAAGATGCCATTAATGACCTCGAAGACATGATGGCAGCATGGCAGGCTAAAGGTATCGAGCTTGGATATCAGTTTGCTGATACAGAAAACGGCATCATGCCGTTACCTGACGATGATTCAGGTATCCCTGCATGGGCAAATGATGGCGTCGCTTTGAAGCTCGCTGTGCAGGTGTGCATGGATAACGTCATTCAGCCGTCAGACGCTCTCCTTACCGCTGCTGACAGTGCATATCAGACAATCTGCATCGCTTTAACCAAAATACCACCACTTGAGCGGCGAAATGACATGCCTCGCGGTAGTGGTAACAAAAGCGCGTTTACGTGGAATCGGTTTTACATCGAGAAAGATGATCCGAGTACGTGAGGTGAATAAATGCCGATTCAGCAACTTCCGCTTATGAAAGGTGTCGGCAAAGACTTTCGAAACGCCGACTATATCGACTATCTGCCAGTGAATATGCTGGCTACACCCAAAGAAATCCTGAACAGCAGCGGATATCTTCGCTCATTCCCGGGCATTGCCAAACGATCTGATGTGAACGGTGTATCTCGCGGCGTCGAGTACAACATGGCGCAGAGTGCTGTTTATCGCGTGTGTGGTGGCAAGCTGTACAAAGGCGAAAGTGAAGTCGGTGATGTTGCCGGAAGTGGTCGCGTATCAATGGCGCATGGTCGGACATCACAGGCGGTAGGCGTTAATGGTCAACTGGTAGAGTATCGTTATGATGGCACGGTTAAAACCGTCTCAAACTGGCCTACAGACAGCGGATTCACTCAGTATGAGTTAGGTTCAGTCCGCGACATTACACGCTTACGTGGGCGTTATGCGTGGTCAAAAGACGGCACGGATTCATGGTTTATCACTGACCTTGAAGACGAATCGCATCCTGACCGTTACAGCGCACAATATCGCGCAGAATCGCAGCCGGACGGCATCATCGGCATAGGTACATGGCGAGACTTCATCGTCTGCTTTGGTTCATCGACGATTGAATATTTCTCCCTGACTGGTGCAACCACCGTTGGTGCCGCTTTGTATGTCGCACAGCCATCACTGATGGTGCAGAAAGGGATTGCCGGAACCTACTGCAAAACGCCGTTTGCTGATTCGTATGCGTTCATCAGCAATCCGGCAACAGGTGCGCCGTCTGTATACATCATCGGCTCCGGTCAGGTGTCACCAATCGCCAGCGCGAGCATTGAGAAAATCCTCCGCTCCTACACTGCTGATGAACTGGCTGATGGCGTGATGGAATCGTTGCGGTTTGATGCTCATGAGTTGCTGATTATCCACCTTCCGCGCCATGTTCTCGTGTACGACGCATCTTCAAGCGCCAATGGTCCGCAATGGTGTGTACTGAAAACAGGCCTGTATGACGATGTGTACCGCGCTATCGACTTCATTTATGAAGGCAATCAGATAACGTGCGGAGATAAGCTGGAATCGGTGACCGGAAAATTGCAGTTCGATATCAGCAGTCAGTATGGACTTCAACAGGAACACCTGCTGTTTACTCCACTGTTCAAAGCGGATAACGCCAGATGCTTCGATCTGGAGGTGGAATCATCCACTGGCGTTGCGCAGTATGCTGACCGCCTTTTTCTCTCTGCAACCACTGACGGCATCAATTACGGTCGTGAGCAGATGATTGAGCAGAATGAACCGTTCGTTTACGACAAGCGTGTTTTGTGGAAGCGAGTAGGGCGCATCAGGAAAAATGTCGGCTTCAAATTGCGCGTTATAACGAAGTCACCTGTCACTCTGTCTGGTTGCCAGATAAGGATTGAGTAATGGCTGATTCGAATCTCAATGAGCCGGTAACAATTCAGGCTACACGACTCGATACATCAATCCTTCCACGCAATATATTCAGCCAGTCTTACCTGCTGTATGTCATTAATCAGGGGGCTGATGTTGGCGCAATTGCCGGGAAGGCAAATCAGGCTGGTCAGGGCGCTTACGATGCTCAGGTGAAAAACGATGAACAGGACGTCGAACTGGCAGATCACAATTCAAGAATCACCGCAAACACAAAAGCGATAAATCTCCTTGAGGTCAGGTTAACAACCGCCGAAGGGAAGATAGTCGTACTGCGTAGCGATGTTGATTACTTGCTGGATGAGGTTATCGATATTCAGGCGCATCTGGTCACTGTTGACCAAAGACTGGATGGCGTAGAAAGCGATGTATCTGACATTAAGAGTGATTACGTATCGAAAACCGTAACCAAATTGCAGTCTCTTGCGTCACCGCTGGATGTAAAAACATCATATTCAGTTGATGGAATTCAGGTTGTTGGAGCAAGAAATACCGGATGGACTGCAGCCACAGGTACGCCACTTCTTGGCTCATTCAACGCTAACCAGTCATACACGGTCGGCACTACGTACACACAATCCGAAGTCGCAGCTCTCGCTACAGGTTTGCAGCAGGCGCGGCAGCGTATTCTGGCGCTTGAAACAGCACTTAGATTACATGGGCTGATTGACTGATGATTACATTCAAACCAACGCGAAACATCGACCTGATAGAAGCAGTCGGAAATCACCCTGACATTATTGCCGGGAGCAACAACGGTGATGGATACGACTACAAGCCTGAATGCCGTTACTTTGAGGTTAACGTGCACGGTCAGTTTGGCGGCATTGTTTACTATCAGGAGATTCAGCCTCTGACATTCGATTGCCACGCCATGTACCTGCCAGAGGTTCGCGGATTCAGCAAGGAAATCGGGCTGGCTTTCTGGCGATACATTCTGACTAACACCACCGTTCAGTGCGTCACATCGTTCGCTGCACGCAAATTCCGCCACGGGCAGATGTACTGCGCAATGATTGGCCTTAAGCGTGTAGGAACCATCAAGAAATACTTCAAAGGCGTGGATGACGTGACTTTTTACAGCGCAACACGCGAAGAACTAATCGACTTCCTGAATCACGGGAGATAGCCATGTTATATGCATTTAAGCTGGGCAGAAAACTGCGCGGCGAGGAACCTTATTGCCCTGAAAAAGGCGGGAAAGGTGGCTCCGATAAAAGCGCAAAGTATGCAGCAGAAGCTCAGAAGTATGCCGCAGACCTGCAAAATCAGCAGTTCAACACCATCATGAACAACCTGAAACCGTTTACTCCTCTGGCTGAGAAGTATGTCGGCAGCCTCGAGAACTTATCGTCTCTGGAGGGGCAAGGTCAGGCGCTTAACCAGTATTACAACTCTCAGCAGTACAAAGACCTTGCAAGTCAGGCGCGCTATCAGAGTCTGGCGGCAGCGGAAGCAACAGGTGGATTAGGTTCCACCGCAACCAGTAATCAGTTAGCAACAATCGCACCAACGCTTGGTCAGCAATGGCTATCTGGACAAATGAACAACTACCAGAATCTGGCAAATATTGGTCTTGGCGCGCTGCAAGGTCAGGCAAACGCCGGGCAAACATATGCCAACAACATGAGTCAGATTTCACAGCAAAGCGCGGCGCTGGCGGCGGCAAACGCCAACCGACCGTCAGCATTGCAGCAGGGTGTTAGTGGTGCTGCATCCGGTGCGCTTTTGGGGGGTGGCATAGCCAGTGCTCTCGAGCTATCAACTCCGTGGGGTGCTGGTATTGGTGCTGGTCTTGGTCTGCTTGGTTCACTGTTTTAAGGGTTAATCAATGGCTACGTGGCAACAGGGTATTAATTCTGGTGGGTTTCTTGCTGGCATCGGTGCGCAAAATGAGAATGCGCCAAAGGCAAGCGACATTAACGCAACGCTTGGTCTGATCCGCGAAAACAATGAACTGGCTCGATCAGGTGCAAATAACGTTGGTCTGACCGCGTTACGTGGTCTGGCTGGAGTTGCTGATATTTATAAGCAGGAACAGCAACAGAAAGCTATTAGTGCGTTCAATAAGGTTCACGCTGATGCATGGGCTTCTGGTGATCCATCGGGACTATTTAAGTTTGCCCAGGAAAATCCAGCGTTTGTTGCACAGGCACAACAGGCGTTTTCCGGTCTTAATGAGCAGCAACGCAACGATATGGGCGATTTAGCCATGAGGGCTAACGTCGCTCTTTCTCAGGGACCGGAAGCCTACAGTAAATTCATTACTGATAACAAGGACAGGTTAAATCGCGTGGGGGCGAATGCTGACTGGATGATTCAGACAGGTATTCAGAATCCAGAGCAGCTATCACACATGCTGACTACTATGTCTCTCGGTGCACTTGGGCCAGAAAAGGCGTTTGCTGTTCAGGACAAGATGGCTGGTCGTGAGATTGACCGAGGCAGGCTGGCAGAGACAATCCGCAGCAATCAGGCTGGTGAAGCACTTCAGGCGAGAGGGCAAAACCTTTCCTATCAGTCAGCAATGACTGGGCACAATATCGCAGCACAACGCTTGGCTCTGGATCAGCAAGAGTTCGGGTTTAAGATGCAGCAAGCGCAGGAAAAGGCTCAGCAGTTGATTAGCGAAGCACCTAAGCTGTCAGTAAACATGGAAAAAGGCATCGAGACAGCTGTAAACAATGCCACAGCATCATCAAACTCAGCCAATTCCATGAGTGCGCTTGCTCAACAGTTCAGAGCAGAAAAACCAACGACAGGTTTGTTCGGTAACGCACAGAACATGTTCGCAAAACTTACCGGAAGCGATACGACATTGCGTGATTTGCGCATTCGCCAAAATGCCCTTGTTAACAGTCAGGTTCTTAAATTCCTACCTCCCGGCCCAGCAACGGATAAAGACGTTGAGATCGTTCGACAGGGTGCGCCAACTGACATGGATAACCCTGAGACGGTTGCAAGATGGCTTGATGCAATGGCAAACCTTGAGCGACGAAACGCGCAGTTTAATGAGTTTAAAGCTGAGTGGATGAGCGCGAATGGCAACCCTGGACAATCGCGTAATGGCGGTCAGATATTGGGGTTGGATGTTAAAAAAGGTGAATCATTGGGGAGTGCCGTTAAGCGGTATATGTCATTGAATACTGACGCAGCGCCAGCACAAGATTCGACACCTTCAGGAGAACCACGGAATCAGGTTGGATCATATACCTCAAAATCAGGCATTCAATTTACGGTGGAATGATGAAAGTAACTGCAAACGGTAAGACATTTACCTTTCCTGATGGCACGAGCACCGAAGATATTGGCACCGCCATTGATGAGTATTTTGCTGGTCAGGCTGTTCAGCAACAAACAGTTAATCAGGCCAATAATGAACCAGCACGTGAAGAACCATCATTGATGCAACAAGCTGGCGATTGGCTCACAGGTGGTCAAAGTGCAGGACAAATTGCAGAGCAGGCTGGTCGTGGTCTGGTAAACATACCATTTGACGTATTGCAGGGTGGCGCAAGTCTGATTAATGCAATCAGTCAGGGGCTTGGTGGGCCAAAAGTATTGGATGATGTCTATCGTCCAGTCGATCGACCGACAGACCCCTACGCTCAAGCTGGAGAAACAATTGGCGGGTATTTAGTTCCAGGAGTTGGAACGGCAGGAAGCATGGCTATTGGATCACTGGCAGAAGCCGCAAACCAGAAAGGCGATTTCGCACAAAATGCAGCTAAAAATGCCGGAGTTAACCTTGCCGCTCAGGGGGTTCTTTCCGCAGCAGCAAAGGGAATAGGGCGCGGAATAACGGCTATAAAAGGCGATATTGCGCCAGAAGTGGCGAAAAAAATTGCCACCTCAGAATCAATGGGTGTGACACCAATGACATCTGATGTCATCCCACCGAAAAATGCTTTCACTCGTGGCCTTACTCAGGGTGCTGAGGGGGCCATTCTTGGAACTGGCAGTAAAAGGGCAGAGCAATATGCAACGCGTAGTAAGTTGGTAAGTAATTATTTTGACCGTTTTGGTGAGTACAACCCGGATGATGTGGTGAAATCTCTGACCACCACGCTAAGGAGACGGAAGGATGCCGCTGGCGCTGTTATCAATGACGTCACCAATAAAATGGGTAATGCTGCAGTTGATACCACAAATACCATGAATGCTCTGAATACAGCGATCGCAAGACAGGAACGACTTGGAACGTCTGCCAATCAAAGCCTGCTTACATCCTTGCGTAACCTACGTGAAGAATTAGCAAACCCTGCAACTGATTTGGATGTTACGTTTGATCTCTTGCGTCAGCACAGAACAGCATTTAGATCTAATGTACAGGGAGATGCTATGGTCTTCCCCAACCAGGCAAAAGCAGCTACCAATATGGTAGAGAATGCAATGTCAAAAGACCTTCGTAACGCAGTTGCTAAAAACCTCGGTGCATCAGACGCAGCAAAATACCTTAAAGCAAATTCCGATTATGCAAACGTTTATAATAAGGTGCTTAATAAAAACATTGCTAACAAGCTCAACAAGGCAAGCAGTGAAGCCAGTCCTGAACTTATAAATACCGTTGTATTAAGCAGAAAACCATCTGACGTGAAACGAATCTGGAGCGCACTGGATGATAAAGGGAAAGATGCTATGCGTGCTGCTTACGTCAGCAAAATAGCGGAAAAGGCCGGTGACTCTCCAGCCAAGTTCATCACTGAAGTTAATAAGCTGAAATCTCAGTCAGGCGGTGAAATTTACAACACTATTTTTTCTGGAAAGCACATGAAAGAGCTTGATGCTCTTCATGAAGTTCTACAGCAAACAGCAAGGTCAGACACCGCAAATATAGTAACTCAGACTGGGCAATCACAAGCCAACAGGATAAGGACGATTGGCGCAACTGCGACTCTTGGCGTATCAATGGGGCTTGAGGCTGGTTTCGGTGCAATGATGCGCTTGTATGAGTCCAAAGCAGCAAGGAATGCGCTCTTACGTCTGGCAAACACTAAAGCTGGAACGCCAGCTTATGAAAGAGCGCTAAATCAGGCGGCTACTGCCGTGCGCCCGCTCTTAGTTAACGAAGCTACCCGGCAGTAGCACTGTAAGCCAAGGACGGCATTTATTTTATAGTTTTTATGAATTCTTTATTAAATCCCTTCGCTTCTCCTGGGTATCTTCCAAAGATAATTTTTATAAAAACAGAAAAAATAAAGATAGCAACGCTTAACAACAATTGCAGTATCATTGGAACCCAAAGAACTACAGGCTCTATATTCATGAAACCAAATATTCTTCCGGCGATCATGGCGAAGTACCACACTGTTATCAGCAAACTTAGTGGCATATGAATTACTGATATTACCAATCCAAGAGCATCAGTAATTCTGTTTTCAAATTTTTCAGGGGAAAACTTTTCTTTAAGGTAATTCAGTGCGCAGGCCTCATTCTCTGGATTTTCAGCATTTTTCCCTATAGCAATAGAAATCTCAGATATCCTTGATTCAATTCTTTTACGTTTAATAAAACTAGAAAAAAAGAACCACGCAATCTGCAACCCTATCCCCAGAAATAGAGTTGCGGCAACTAGCACAGCGTAACTCATAGAATCAGACACACCAACCTCCTTAGTTTTGTGCAGGATACCATGAAAAAAGTTAACATTGGAAACGTACCAAAGATGCTCGTTCCGCTCTTTGAGAGCGGTACAATTGTGTTTTGTAGAGACTTTCCAGAATGGCAACGCCTGCATCAAAAACTTGGCGTGGACGTGCAGGACTCGGATGCCAACGGAGCGTCTCATACAATGAGCAGCGAGAATGGTGTTTTGCATGTGATAGGCGTGTTCAATGGCAAACTATCTACTATTGCCCATGAGTGCGCTCACATGGCATTCGATATCTGCTCAAGGGTCGGTGTTGATGTTGAACCAGGAAGAGCCAACGAGACTTACTGCTATTTAATGAGCAGGCTTGTTGAGTTCTGCGAGCGACATATCAAAAAGCCGGAGTGACCAGGCTTGATTATTACTTTTTGCTGTCTGGAGTTCGCTTATCCAATACCCAGCCATGACCTGGCTTTGTTGTTGGCGGAAGCCTTTCGTTGTCCTTGACGGTGGCAAAATTGTCTTTCTTACCGCCGCGTGGGCCAACTTCTTGGTATATTCCGCCGTTTTTTCCTGTGTTTTCACCTGGTTTTTTCGCCATGATATACCTCAACATACACCCGTTATTGGGCGATTAAATATTGATCTCATTTTATAAGTAGTCAATATGGCCCAGGTAAATGCAAAAATTAACCCACCGTCAGGTGGGTTTTTTGTACAAATCCTTCAGCGTATCAAACACCATCTTCTTAACAAGTTCGGACTGCTCATCAGCGATGCGTTCCGCATCGTCTCGATAGCCTGAAATTTTGGATGGCTTTGATACAGCGTCAGTCACTATCTGAACTAATTCTGAATTAAGAGAGCGGCCATTGGATTTGGCTCGCTGTTTTATTTTTTCCTTTAATTCGTAAGGTAGCCGCAGATTAAATTGCGGGTCATCTCTTCCCATTCTTGATGCCTCGCTTTTGTGAGTGGATCGGCATCTTATTATCTGATGGTTACATCCTCAATAAGACCACGGCGGTCTCTTTGTTTGATTAATAATGCATCACTGCGGCAACGCTGCAGCGATTTTCTGTATCTGGAGCAAATTAAATGACAGACATTACAGCCAATGTTGTAGTGAGTATGCCATCGCAACTCTTCACTATGGCGCGCTCTTTTAAAGCAGTTGCCAATGGCAAAATTTATATCGGTAAAATTGACACTGACCCGGTAAATCCAGAAAACCAGATTCAGGTTTATGTGGAGAATGAAGACGGTTCTCACGTTCCTGTATCTCAACCAATCATCATTAACGCTGCCGGATATCCGGTATATAACGGACAGATTGCCAAGTTTGTAACTGTGCAAGGCCATTCTATGGCTGTATATGATGCATATGGCACGCAGCAGTTCTATTTTCCTAATGTTCTTAAATATGACCCTGATCAGTTCAGTATGGAATTAGCTGGGGTTGGTGGGGCGTCGCTTATAGGTGCGGGAAATTACGACGACATCCGTTCGTACTCTGGCGCAGGAATTAAAATCCAGTGCTATGGACGCTCTGTAATTAACGATGGTGGAGATGGCATATTCGTGCGTGACGATACCGACTCAACCACTGATGATAATGGAGGTACTGTATTGGTCGACGCTATCGGTAGGCGATGGAAGCGGGAATATGATGGCGATATTTTATTGTTGTGGTTCTGTGAACAGGGAGATGGAATCTCTGACTACACAATCCCGATTCAGGCAGCGTCTCAGGTAGCAGTAGATGAGGGGCGCAGACTGGTGTTTGAACAAGGTGTGTATAATTATACGTCAATTCATGTCAAGCGATCCCAAGATAGCCAAGCTGTAACTGAATGGATTGCGAACGGGCGGGTACACCTTGTTAGCACTAAAGTCACACCTGACGCTACTAATTATGACGCGGATTACGCTATTCGTATACGAGGGGTATTTTTAAAACAAGTTAACCTCGTAGTTGATGCTGCCAGAAATGCTGGTGTTGTTACCCTATCCGATACTGCTGATATTGAAGTCGGGGATCTCGTTTGCTTCCAGACATCCAGGCTAATTCAGACAGATAATCGTGGACAGGATATAGAGGGGCAGGTTTGCAAAGTCTCATCTGTAAATCACGCTACAAAGCGTGTTGGCCTGTGCAACACGTTGCGGTATGCCGCTCCGGCGTCAAACATACAATATGGAACCGTTACAGCGGCAACTAGCGGCGCTTCATTTACAGTTTCAGGTATAACATTGACCCGCGAAAATGCAAATGTCCGTATTACGTTCACAACTGGCGCTAATGCTGGTCAATCCAGATACATTTCGCATTATAGCGGAAACTTGTTGACAATCGGTGGTCGTCAGTCTGCTTTCAATAACATTCCAGCTGCTGGAGATCAGTTCAAGATGGAATGGGCGACTGTAGTTACCATATCCAAACCTATTACGTTTAAAATGACAGGAGCGTTTGTTATTTCACGCGAGCTCACTAGCAATGCTAAGGCCGGTGACGTTGGATTCAGAGGGCTGGATGTATTGTATTCTACCGATACATTGATAGAGGGTATAACTGTTAGTGGTTTTTCTGACACCTGTCTGCGTGTACGAGGATCATACCTTCCTGTGCTCCGCGATGTTACCGCGATGGATGCAAACCGAGGTTATGATACTTGGAATGGGACAGGATACGGAATTAGCATCAACCAGTGTTTCGGTGCCATGGTTGAAAATGTTAAGACATATCGCTGCCGTCGCGGTATCGATATTATCGGTGCGCAGATGATTAGTTGGGAGACGCAAGTTGTGAATAGCGTCGTCTCTGGTGGAGGCGTTGACTATACCGGAACTGCTTTCTGGCCTGTAGGCAAAACCCAAAATTCGGGTATGGGGTCACATGGAGCGGCATACGGCTCCAACTATACAAATTGCTTAGTCGTTGATTGCTGGCTGCCATACGCGTTCCGTGGTTTGCGAGAAACACTCAAAGATTGTCGTGTGCACGGTTATGTGGCGCGCTGCTGCGCTCGCCTTACCTACGGAGGAGGGCTGACAATAGACGGCCTCGTGTATGACGACACGTTTACCGAGATTGGGTACAACTATGCAGATAGTTACAGCACAGACACCAGACCCTATTATCGAGCAATTGGGTTGCTGGAATTGTTCTGTGGAGCAGATGACGGCTATATTCGCACCTTGCCAGTCACTCTGAAAAACTCAATAGGTAAAAAGGTCACGCTGGCTGGGATTATTGCGTCCGGGGCCGGTGACGCGCTGACATTAGAAAACCTGATCATTGGCGGAAATGTAGTTTACGTATCCTCTCAGGATACAGGGAATGATGAGTTCTCATTTATTCGCTGTGAGGGGACCAAGGTTCTTAAAAACATCTCCGATCAGGGTGGAAACCGATTCTATCTTGACGGTGGCGCAGCTAATCAGTTCAGTATGTATGACCTGCGCACGGCGCAAATCATAAACCCTGGTGAGTTTGTCAGGCTGGGAGACAATAAGTTCTTTGCCACCCTGAACGACGATCAGGCACTGCGCATACCTATTTCGACAAAAACCAAAATGGCTATAGTTTCTTTATTCGACCATGAACGAGACAGAAATTATAGGGCGGTTGGGATGTTGCTTGGAGTATCGTCGGATAAAGACTTTGCACCACAACAGTCGTCTAACAAAATTAACGTGGAACTTAGTTCATCTGTCTTAACTGGTACAACGGGATCAGATGGTAAATTCACCGTATCATTTATGCCACCAAATGGTGCTGGTTATCTGTATCTTGAGAACCGCATGGGGGATGTAATGCGCCCCTGTGTGATTATTGAAACGGTGCCATTCTGATGAATAAGATTGACTATTCTCCTTTTATCCATGCTATTGCATCAATAATTGTGCAATGTTTCGTCGGAATAATAACAGGATACTGGGCTTACGGAGCGATAGCTGGTTGTACGTTCTTCATTGCGCGTGAACACACCCAGGCAGAATATCGCTGGATAGAAAAGTTTGGGAAAGGGAAACGTAGCAACATGCCGTGGTGGGGCGGTTTTGATCCACGTGTATGGGATGTGGCAAGCCTGATGGATTTTGCTGTGCCGATGGTGGCGTGTCTGCTGGTCTGGCTGTTGACCCGTTAA